TGCGGCCGGCAAGCACAGAGAGGCGCCGTGGGGCGACCTGCTATCGACCAAGCAGGGCATTCGCTTGTGCACGGCGTTCGCCGGCATCAAGTCGGAGTCGCTTCGCACCCTTATTGTTGACCTCTGCGAGTGGGGAGAGCGTCAGAAATGACGTGGCTAAATAAGGCCGCGGTCGAAATCATCAACAGCGGGCGCTGCCCGGACTGCGATTACCGCGGCTTTGTGTTCGGACCGGGCGGGGCATCGTCGCAAAATATCGAGTGCGGCAATCTTGAATGCCGGTCACGCTTCAACGTGGCGCGGTTCTCGTTCTCGCATCACGTCGTCATGGCCGAACGCATCCCGAAGCAAAGCGAAGGAGGCAGTGCGTGGTGAAAATAAGCGCCAAGGGCAAGGACGGCCGCATGGTGGTGGTTCTCGGCTTGAGCTATCGCAATCTCGACAAACTACGGGCCGATGGCCTCAATGGTTTCATCAAGGTCCAAGGTCATGAACTCGGCATTGACTGCGATGTGCTGATAACATCGGCCGAAACCGAAGCCGCCATCGCCGAAGCGTTCAAAGACATGATCGGGCCGCAAACCGACGTGCGGATCAGCGACAAGCTGAAATCCTAACGCACCCGGCGGCAGCGCAGCGTTCCAAACACGCTATCGGTCGATACCGTAAAGTTGTCGAGCGCCACGGCGAAGATCGTCGTGGGCGCGGCCAAGCTTTCGCGCACGATGGGCGTCAACCACGACATTTGCGCATTCGGCACAAAGGCCCCGGTGACGTATTGCGTGGTGGCGTTGGCGGCCGAACCGAGCGTCGCTGATGTCGTGGAAATGCCCGATGACGCCGTGGTGATCGACGTTGTTGCACCGAACGTCCGCACCACGTTGGCCTGACAATCCCAATCGCCCGCCGTCAGGCTCACGCTGGTCATGTTGGCGCCGGTATTGGTGGTCAGCGGCACCGCCGAACCGCCGGAAACCGTCGAGAAAATAAACTCGCCAACGTTGCCGGCGTTGGCGTTATCGTTGGTGGCGGTGCCGGGAATCTGGCCGGGCGTGCCGGTAATGTTACAGAGCTTGCCGGTGACATCCATGGTCAGCGGCAACAGCGCGCCAACCGTGGCATAAGGCGGCGGCGGCGATCCGCAAGCGGCGACCACTTGCGCCTGCGCTTGCGCATGCGCGCCAGCGGTGCCGGCCAGCAAACAAGCGAGAGCATACAGAAAGCGTTTCATTGGCACACCTGACCGTGGATGTTCTGGAACACGATTTGCAGCGAACCAACCGGCAAGGTGGCCGGCGGGGTGCCGCAAGCGGCGATGACGCGGGCGCCGCCGCCCTGCGCCTCCGGCTTAGTGACGACGAGCAGATACAGGGCCAAAATCAGAAACAGCGCCAGGATCGAAGAAACTATCCTTTGCATTGGCGACTCCCCTTTGGCCCGGCAGCGCCGACACATAGAGTTGGCCGCTCGCCGTGCGCTGATAGTTGCGGGTGTCCGTAATACCCGATTGCAGTAATGCGGCAAAGCTTTCGATTGGCTCCATGAGGGTGCGGTAATAGTCGTCAATCGGTTGCGCCGTCAGGGTGCCGTTGCGGCCAACGCCGTAGCAGTAACCGGCGGCGAAGCCGTTCAACACCCAACGCGCATCAACGCTCACTTGAACGCGTCCGACATCCCCGGCGCGCGAACGAAACAACTCCCGAAGTTCGTTTCGCCCCATTTCGGGCGTTCCGCCGCGGTGCAGTTCGTCCGGTATTTTTGCCACAGCGCCACGCAAGCCAAGGTGATTATAACCGCTCCAATGATCGCCGGTCGCCAGGAGGCGGAGGTTTTGATGGACAAGGCGAGCCTCCTTTACGATGGAGTCAACGGTTGCGGTCGGTTCGCCCTCGCGCAGCCAATCGCGGGCAATGCGCAAGCTACCGTGTGAGTACTGGCACAGCGCCGCCGTGGTCACGCCGTTGCGGGCGCCGAGGCACAGGAAGGCAAGTTCGTTGGCGCGCAAGTGCACGTCGATAGCAACATGATCGCCGCAGAACTCGCCATACACCGCTTGACCGCCGCGCATCAACAGCGCGTAGGCCAGCGCGTTCGGGCCGTCGATCTTGCCGGAGGGAAAGTTCAGGAATTGCGCGCGTAGCTCCGGCAGGTCTTTGGCAAAAGTGATTTCGCCGGCCACAAAAAACGGCTGCAATGCCTCGATGAAGCGGTTTTTGTCGCGCGGCGCGTTCATCGCCCGGACCGGCAGCAGCACGCCGCGGCGCAACATTTCCTGCCGAATCGGCTGCATAAGGAACTCGTTCAAGCCGGTTTCTTCGACGCCAATGGTGAGACATTTGTACTCTTGGTCGAGGGTAAACAGCTTGCCGACAATTTCGTCCGGCTTCCAAAAGCCGCCGCCGCCGTCCCACACAATCAACCGATTGCCAACCCACGACCACACCGCCCAACCGGTCGAGGCGGATGTGACTTTTGTGGTCCGCGCCGGGTCAAGGAACGCATAGGTGGGGTGCCACGTGCGAACGCGCGGTTCGATCTTGAACATGTCGGCGGTGAAGGATTTGCGTTTCGGGTCCTCGGCAACGCACATGTATTCGCGCATGTAGTCGTCAAGCTTGCCGACAGACTCGAACGCGCGTTTCTTGGCGTCGATCCAGTCTAGCGGATAGCGCGACGGCCACGCGGCTTGCCGCTCGCCGTGTTCATCAACGTACTCAATCGGGACAACAAGAGTTTTCCAGCCAAGCCGGCGCTGCAACGCGTAGGGCAATGCCTCGCGGTCAAGCGGCGTAGCGTTGACGCGAATGCGGCCCCACTTGTCCATGGCGGGGATAACGACGCGCATGAACCAAGAAAGTGTTTCCTCACGCGCCTCTGGCGTATTGACGTTTTCTTCTTCCTCAATGTCGTCACAGAAGCAGAAGTCGGGCCGGAAATGTAGATGCTTCGTGCCACGTAGACTCTGACCTCGGCCAAGGGCAATAATGCGAACTCCGTTGGCGAGTATGATTTCGCCCTCGTTCCACGTGGCCCCAACAAGACGACCGAACAGGGCTTCGACAAGTTCGTTGTGTTCGATTTCATGTTTGATTGCTCGCAACCGCTCAAACGCTCGCTTCTCCGTCGAGCCGATTATCATGGCATTGTGGAATAGCTGATAGCCGGAGCCAATGACGAACGACTCCTCGGCAATCGTGGACTTGCCGCCCTCGCGAAACACCATAGCCAGGCCATAGGGGTCGCGGCTGTGCCACATGTCGATCAGATCACGGTGAAACGGCGGCGTCGTGTCGCCGTGGCGATGGCGAAACAACGCTTGGTGCGCCAAGTAGCGGTCGCGCCCGAGCTTGAGGATGGCTTGTTCGGTTTCAGGCGTCATCGCGTGGCACCACCTTGAAGCCGAGCAGCGACAGATAGGCGAGGAAGCGGTCGCCGGCCGGCAAGTGTTCGTTGAAGTGTTTGCCTAGGTCATGGTCGAAATACTGCCGCACACACAGCAGTAAGTCGGGCTTGCGGAACGTAGCGCCGGGCGCTTTGCGCAGTTCGATTACATCCGGTTCGGGAAACTTCAACACCTCGCCCATTGTTAGATGTCCGCGGCAAATTGTCGGGCGAAGTTCACCACGCCGGCCGGCGCGAGATTACTTTCGGGCGCTTGCCCCATCGGTAGAGAATGGTCACTTGATCGTACTCCGGTACGATCATCGAGCCGGCCAGGAGCCGGCGCAGCCATACGCGCCAGCGCGGCGACTTCACCGTTGTCAGGACCAGCCGGTCGGTCATGGTCAGTATTGGCCGCGGATAAAGACATTGAAGAATACGCCCCTATCGTCGGACTCGGCGTACTTCTTGGCGATGTCCGGCGGGACGCCCTCATAGACATAGGATCGGCCGTTCGGGAACGTCACCAGCAAGCTCTGAGTCTTTTCGTCATATTGCGGGTCAGGCCACTCGCTAGGCATGCTAGTCATTGTAGGCCATGACCGACTCAGATACTATCCCTAGCGGTACTTGCTCTCTGGAAGGGTTCGACAAACCTCACCTTAGCCCCGCCTGGACCCACCCGGCGGGGCTTTTTTCGTGGTATGAACGGAGCCGGAACAGGCGCGTGCGACTCAGGCCGGATCACAGGCAATGTCAAAGGTCAACAGTGTTGTCCTATTGGCGCTGACACTCGGCGGCTGCGGACTGTTGCGCGACATCGAGCCGGTGCGGTTAGAGACGGAGCCGGCGCCGGCACCCGAACAACAACTGAGCATCGGTGACGCTGAGACGCTTGAAATCCGCCGCGCACAAATCATCCGACAGATCGAGCAACTACAGCGCATCTTGCGCCGGACGTGGAACGTCAACGAACGCGCGGTGTTGGCCGGCGAATTGAACCGTCAGCAAATCGAGCTACAACAAATAAACCTTATGTTGGGGCGCTAGCGGCTGGATTGTCGGCCCGTACCACACCCACAATCCCTTGCCGTCATGCTTGTAGGTGCCAAACACCTTAACGGCGGGTCCCTGCGACGTTAGCTCCTACGGATTACTGTGCCGCCAGCCACATGACGTAGATTGCGCCATAAAACGCCAGCGCCAGCAGCGTTGCGATGATCCAGGCTTTCACACACATGGGCAAGTGTCGCGGCGGCGTGTGCGGCGTACACAGCGCGTCCAGTCATCGGTCGATTTTTGGACGTTGGCACCGCCGCGACAAGCAGAGCTTACATCAACGACGCCTTGCTTTCCAATCCGCCTCCGGCGGTGTTGCGCCGATATGCCGCTCATGTACGGTTACAACCGAAACTTTCCAGCCGCGCATTTTGCAGTAATCGCGCACCCGGTCGCGCGACCAACGCCGCATGTATTTTACGATGTCGGCCGCCTCGACCACCTTATCGTCCCACAGCACGATACCGGCATAGAAGTATGGCGCGTCAATTACCGCCAGCGTTTCGGTCATCATGTTTTGCCAACCGTTTGTTGTCCTGCCGCTGGCGCTTCCAAAACTGCCGCTTGCACCACGGCCGCAAGTGTTTCCACCACTCCGGCGCTGGCACCGTTATGCCCTTCTTCATCGTCGCCATGTCAGTCATCCTCGCGGTCAAGCGCCCGCTTAATGTCGGTTATCTGCTCCGGCGTTAGCGGCTCAATGATAAGATTCTCCGCAAAACCCTTTTCCTCAATTTCATCAATTTCATCCCGGGCACACTGCATACACAGTTGCTGATCATGCGGCGGCGACGAATTGGAAATCCAAACGCCCTTGCCGCACTCGGCACAAACACCGACAACCGATTGCGTATGAGGTTCGCCATCCTCGACACGCGTGCAAATCAGCGTCCTAACCTCGTTAGTCACGGCCCGTCACCTCCGGTTGACCCTCAAAGCGGGCAAGCTGTTCCTTCAACAGCGTCACCACGTCGGCACGGTTGGCGTTGCTGATATAGTTGCAGTGGCCGGGGCCGTCGCCAAAGTCGAACATCATCAAACAAAAGCCGGTTTCTTTGTTTTTTGTTTGGTCCGGGTTCAAGATTTCGTCCAGCGTCTGCGCCAGTCTCTGCATTTGCTCGCGGTATTTATCTTCAATCGGTGCGTCGCCAAGTCCTGCCATGTCACGCCTCCTTCTTTTTTACATCAACGTGAGCAAACGGCGGGTCAAGGTTGTGCTGCAACATCTTCGCCATGTCCTCCATGGTGATGTCGCCGCCGCCCATCGCCACAGAGAAATGCACGCCGGAATGTGCGTTATCGAAGTTGCGCAAATGCTGTAACCACTTCTCGACAAGTTCGTCAGGCAAGTGACCTAAACAAATAACAGTCGTGGTCATGTCACAACCCCAATGCTCGTTGCATCCATTCCGGTATGCCTTCATCGTGCCAACGCGACGGCCCCGGCGAGCGCATCGGAAACAGGTCGGCGTCGCCATAGCGGCGCTCGCGCCAAATCACCGACTCGATGGCGTGCCGGGTGAATCTTTGGCCGTCGACTCGACCGAGAGCTATCGCAATCTGTTGGGTGTTAAGGCCCATCTTCCACAGTTGCGAAACGCGGGCGGTCGGCACTTCGCGGCGGCGAGGCATCAGTCCGGCACCTTCTCAAACGCGACGTTGAACCCGGTCAGCGGTCGGTTCGGCTTGCCGTCCCGTCGCAGCGGGCGGGTCTTTGATTGTGTGCGGTATGCCTCGATGGCGGCGGTGTGATCCTCGAACCGCATCGCCTTGGCAATGTCGGCCGTGAAATTCGCCTCGCCGCGTCCGTCGTGGGCCTCGACATCGAAGCTTTGTAGATATTCGCCCAACAGGCTGTTGATGTTGCCGCCTGCGGCCTTGATGGCCGCATCGGCCAAAGCCGCCGTCTTGGCGTGCGGCATCGGGGCCGTTGGCTTGCCGTGCAACCGGAATAGTCGGATGACGAACGGCACGGTGACCTCATTGCAGCGTGAAGTTTTCCACTTCGGCGTCGGGCGGCACCAAGCCGCGCCGCTTGGCGTCGGCAAACACGTCGTTGAAGATGTTGCGCAACTCGGCCTCGACTTCGGCGCGCTGGCGGGCATTGAAGCGTGGCTGGGCGACCACGAACAGAAACAACGCGACGCCGACATTGACGCCGGACGCAAAGAAGCTGAAACATGCCACGGCAGCGCGACCGTCGCGGAACGCATCGAAGCCGTTGAGTGCCGTCAACGCGGCGGTGATGACGCAAAAACCAAAGGTAAAGTAGCGGTGTTCGTACACGCGTTTCAGATATTTCATCATTCGGGAAACCCCTCTGCATCGGCATTGAGAAATTTCATCGCATCCTGCCGCCACTGATATTCGATAGAACCAGGGCGGCGGATCGCGGCGCGCAAAACCAGCACTATCAAAATCCAAATGCCGCGCAAGACCAATGACCTAAATTCAAGCTCAGGCGTACTCATTTCTTCGCCTCCCAATCGTCGCAGGTGTCCTCCGCGTAGATCAGGCCGGCAACGTGGGTGCAGGTGCCGGCTTGCCGCTGCGGTTCGGCTTGCCGATACATCGAACAATTGCCGCAGTGTTCGGCCTTGCTGCCGCGCCGATAGTTGACCGTGATCTTCGGCACCTTGCGCGCCTTGTCGTCCGGTTCGCGGGTCAGGTTGCGCGGCATCGTCAACCTCATACCGCCGGTTCAGGGTGCGACGACTCCACCGAAACGGACCACGTCCCGGTCGCCGCCGTCGTGTACTGCAACGCGACCCTCACGGCTTCTCCGGTTCCTCTTGGTGCCGGAACAACGACAGCTTGGCCGCCAGTTCCGAAATATGCCCGGACGAATACCAGCCGCACACACAGCGCGCGGTCCAGCCGTACTTGCCGCCGGTCGGGCCTTCATCGACCATGCGGTGTGGCGGTAGCTCCGGCGGCGGCAACGTATCGGGCGGCAAATTTTGTTTCTGCCGCTCGCGCCGGACCCGCGCCCAACGCTCCTTCTGCGCCTGCGACAGTGTACGCCGCCGTTCCTCAGTTGCTGCCATCATTTTACCTTCGCCATTGTCTCGCGTTCGAACTTCTCCATCACCTCGGCGCTGTACGGCATGTCCAGTTCGCGCAAGTGCGCCGCCGCCTCATGAAACTTACCGGCCGCGAACAGCACTGCCGCGCGTAAGTCGGCTTGCCGACACTCGCCGTCAGGACAGTGCTGCTTACTCATTGCGGCTCCTGCACATCAGTGCGGCGGAAAGCCGGAGGCTTGGAGACTCATTCAACCCTGGCCTTGTCGGGCTCAGGCAACCCTATCCGCCGCCCACGACGGCATCGCCACTGCTGACAGGTTCACGGATGCTCTGCCGCCGCGGAGTTAAGCTACGCTTGATGCACTATAGGCACAAGACTTGAAATGGCGTGCGGTTGCGGGGAGGGGCGATAAAAATTTACACTCCTGGCCCCGGCCCCGGCCCGTTCCTGAGTTCGCCTTGCCGGCGGAGGTCCCGGCCGAACCATAACCGGATGGAACCATGTCCCGAAAGTCTGCCCGGTTATCCGACATGACTGGCGACGCTAGTCCGATCAAACGGTTATGCGGCGCGCGACTTGCAAAGACTCCCGGGCGCCTTGCCCGCGCGGCGCGGTTCGGTCAATCGGCCGTCGAAAGGTATCTAAAACGGTCCTATTGCCGCATGCCATGCGTTCCCGGCCGGAACCGTTGCCGATACCATGGCGGCCTATCGACGGGGCCTAAGACCGCAGAGGGGCGTGCACAGAGTGCAATCAATCTAGCGCGGGTAAGGTCTAGACGCTGGCCGCCTCGTTCCACCTAATCGCGCTAAAGCGGCTTGCCGCGGGCAGAGTCCGCGACACATCGCGAGACGGCTAACCGCTTGTGGTTGCGTCAACGCTTTGCACCCGCCTCGCCTTTGCTCGGCGGCGATGTGCAAGGTTACTGATTTGCGGCTTTGTGCACAGAGTGCAAAGCAAGTGAGGCGGAGAGCTTAAGCAAGTGACTCACGGCTAACGCCAAGTGAGTGAAGAGTCATGCTAGCACGGTTTTTTAGTTCGGCGCCGGCAGTTCTAAAGCGTGAATTTATCCGAACGACTCTTGTGCTGGTTTTGTTGGCAAAAAATATTTCGCCAAGTGTGCTGTTTTGCACTTGACTCGATTCTGGCGAGTCACTGTTTTTCGACAAAAGTGGCGCTTAACCGTCACATAACGTCACATAACGTCACATGTGACGCTTTCGGCAAATATATCAGCAATATCATATACTTACTACCGTCACGTCGTGACGCTGCCATTAGCTAATGTAAAGCGCCGTTGACTTCTGGAGTGCACTAGGTGCACTATGCGCGAAGCCGCCATGCCGGCGGCCAGCAAAGGAGTCCACTAATGCGCGACCTCTATCGCAAAGTAACCGACAAAATCGTTGCAAAGCTTGAGTCTGGAACCCTGCCATGGGTTCGCGGATGGAATCCCGGCACCGCAATTCCAATGTCGGCGGTGACCAATCGGCCGTATAGCGGCATCAACGTTTTGCTTTATTGGCTGTCCGCCGACAAAGGCTATGCAGCGCCGCGCTATCTTACCTATGACGCGGCGGCCAAAGCCGGCGGCTATGTGAAGCAAGGCGAAGAATCGACGCGGTTGTATTTTTTCAAACAACTCGCGATTAAGGACAAACAAACCGACGAAACAAAGCGGATTCCTTTCATCCGTGAATTTTGCGTTTTCAACGTTGACCAATGCGAAAATTTGCCGGCGGAGGTTAGGTTCGGTCCGGCCAAAGATCGTAAGGCAAATCCCGACTCGCGCGAAGAATTAGCCGACGCGTTCATTGCCGCCACTGGCGCGGACTTTCGCGAAGGCAAGGGTAAACCCTGCTACATTCCTTCGCGCGACTTTATCACGACTCCCGGCTTTGCCGACTTTCACTCGCAACCGGAATTTTACGGCACGGTGTTTCATGAGCTTGTGCACTGGACTGGTCACAAGTCGCGACTCAATCGCGACCTCTCCGGCCGGTTCGGTGAACAGCAATATGCTGCCGAGGAATTAATTGCCGAACTTGGCGCCGCGTTCCTCTGTGCGGAATTCGGTTTTGACAACAGCGCGTCAACAGAAAACCATGCCGCCTATCTGGCGTCATGGCTAAAGCTTTTGAAGCATGATCCGCGCGCAATCTTCACCGCGGCCAATCGTGCGCAAACCGCGGCGGACTATCTCCGCGGCAAGGCAATTGCCGATATGCCGGAACCGGAGCTAACCGACGCTGAAAAGGAAGCCGCGGCTTACAACAATCGCAAGGCGGCCTAAATGACTCGGCCGTCAATCGACTATTTGAACGCGCGCCGCAATTCGACGCGGCGCGCGTTAGGCGGCAAGGCAACGCTGGTCAATCCGGCAGACTTGAACGCGCGAGATAACGGCCGCGACTCTATCGACGTTGCGGCCGATTATGTTTGCCAAGTATTCGCGGACTTTCGCGCGTTTGTGCGGGAGTCAGATAACCGGTTAGCCGCGTTGCGGTTAAGCGGCGTTGATTTGCACTGCGACGATATTCCGTTCTGACTCATTGCCGCGGCGCCAATGCCGCGGCGTTAGGCAATTTGCCAAGTCAACTAACAGCAAAGGACTAACGATCATGCGCGATAAAATCCGCTTTTGGCATTACGGAACCTCACCGGTCCTGATTACGATTCACCGCGACGAGTCGTTGCATTATTCACAAGGTGGGCCAACCGACGAAGGTTGGCATCGCGACTCTTATTGCTGGTCATTCGACGGCGTGACCCTGACGGAGGAATGGCAATCTGACGGTTGCGATTGCGATGGCCGCCTGACTCGTGGCGGTGTTGTTTTTTGTCGCGTCCGCGACCTCCGCGCGGGCAATGCGGACCCTGACGACTCGGCCGTTGTTTACCCGCGTTGGCTTGAATTAGGCCCCGCCTATCAACGCGACTTCGCCGCGGAGGCAATGGGCTACTAAGGACGAAACGCGCGCCAGCGGCGCGCGTATGGCGGTTGTGCCGCCACTGACGAGTCCGCCGCATGCCGCGGCTATCGCAGCAAACGCAAAGGAGTCTTTCTATGTCCCGTTATGCCCGTGACCCGCGTTGGCTTATCACGCGTTGGCCCGCTAAGGATGGTGCCGGCAATTTCATTCCGAAAGGAACGCGCGTGTTCTACTATCCCGCGACCAAGGCAATGTTGACTGGCGACGCGGCCGAACAAGCGGCGCGCGACTTCGCCGCGGCGGCTAATGACGAGTCGTTCATGAACGGAGGCGCCTAACATGCAACCGACATTTAAGCGGCGCTCCGCCTATCTTGGTAGCGTTTGGTTCGATGTTACCGACTCGACGGGTAGCTATACCGCCGAACTTCGCCAGCGACTCGACTCCTACGAGTGGTCAATCTTGAATGGCGACGCCTACCGCCAGCAATGCTTACAAGAGATTGGCATACTTCACCGCGAACATTGCGCCTCGTTAGCCGATACCTCTTTCGCCATTCCGGCGGAAACGGTTGCGGCGTTCAACGCGTGGCGACTGGCGGAGCATAACCGCCACATCGCGACGCTGGACTCGGCCCCGGACCGCTATGGTTTTATCGGCCCCGCGGACCCGATTAGAAAGCCGCCTATGGTCGCGCGCCGCGGCCGGCTTGTGTATGGCGCCGCGTTCGGTGACGCGCGGTGGGAAAGCTTGTAAGCCGCCCTAGCGCCTAAGCCGGTTAAGCCCCGCGGTAGCAATGCCGCGGGGCTTTTCTTTTCGGCCGCACGACCTCTAAGCTAATTCCGTTTTGCCGATTCAAAGCATCGCGCCGAATCTTAAATCGCCCGACAAATCCAAAGCTTAGATTGCCTGACACGTTTGACTCTTAGTGCATTCTGTGCACTAGATTAGATTGCCTGACAGGCCCCGCATGCCGCGGGTTTAACAGCAAAGGACCGAACACGATGGACCCACTCTTTACCGACCCGGCGCAAGCCAAGAGCTACGCGCAGCGGCTTATTGAAGGCCGCATTAAGCCGCGCCAACCGCAACAGCCGTGCGACATCGGACTCTTTGGCGATGACGCGGCACAACTCGACTTGATCGACCTGACAAACCGGAGTGCCGACAATGGCAAAAGCTAAAGGTTTTAATTTTGTCCTATGGTCCGACGCGGCACAAACCGCGGAGCTTACCGGCGATTGGCACCGCGCTAAAGAGTGTTGGTATCGTGCCGCCATGGAGTGCACTGACGGCGATTGGCGTGCTTACTACAATGAACGAGAGGATGCGGCCGGCGAGAAGATCAAAGCCGCGGCGGCATCTTAACAAGGCGGGGCCGGCGGGTTGCCTCCCGCCGGCCCCTAAGCCGCGACGGGCCGCCGGCCCGCAAAGGACGTAAGCCGGCATTCCGCGGCGGCCCAACGGGCTTATAACCTATCAACCGCAGAGGTGCACTATGCGACGCAAGGAATACAACGAACTTTTCGACGCGCTGGATATGCCGCCGCGCGGCATTGTGCCGGCCGAACTGCTTGGTATCTGCCGGCGCTCGACCTTCCTGCACTCCGGCGGCGACCGGCCGCCATCGGTCACCGCGGCCAAGCTGTTGCGGCTGATTGCGTGGTGCAAGCGGCAGGGCTACCCGCTGGATCAAATCATCGAGGCAATGGAGCCGCCCGGCCGGACTCAGAAAGCATAAGCTGGCCGGCGCGCGTAAGCTTAAAGCCTCTGACGGTGACGGGCGGGAAACACCCGCCCGTTATTGTTTTGTCGGCCGCGCGCTCCAACAAGCCTTCATCGCACAGGGTGCGGTAAATCGGCTCATTAGAGCGGAATGCCCGGGCGGTTATTTCCGCCAGATAGACGTAGCTTAACGCGTCGAGAGTCTTGTGTGTCATTGCAGCGGCGTTTCGTCTAGCGGCACAATCATGTCGCGCAATTCGTCGCGCTGCCGGCGCAGCGCCGCTATCCATGCGTCAAAGCTATCCTCATTGACCGCGATCATGAGTGTAGCAACCACAATCAGCAACGCATTGCCCGCCGCCGTTAGCTCGGCGGGGTCCAAGTCAATAAACGCCGTTGCCGTCTGATCGCCCGCCGATGGCGGTAAAGAGCTTGTCGTGGATGTCGCCTTTTATCATTGCTTGGTCATCCCTGCGGTTGGCAGCGTATCGGTTTCAATCTGAAACGCAGCTTTGATGTCGCCGGCCGCCACGTAGGCGTTAAGCGTTGCGTCGAGGCAAAAGCCTTGGCTGCGCACATGCAACATGAAATTGGCAAACGTGTTGCCTTCCTGTATCGGGAAGTCAAACCACTTCTCCGGCGCAACCGAGTAGAACAGGCGAGCAAGCTTCATCGAGTCGACTCCCTTATGGTTCGAAATTGTTTCCAGTCGAAGCAGGCGGCGCGCACAATGTCGGCCGCGTCGTCTCGATCTTTGCGGCCGAAGCCGTCGCGTATGCGGACCTCCGCCGCGGTATCGACATAGGCAATGCGACCACAAAGGAACTCGACAACAAGCAACACGGGAACACAAACGAGGCCGCGTAGCTCCCGGCAGGCTTCGACCTTCTTTAAGCCGGTGCACCAACCGCCATCGAAGTAACCGAACGTGTAGCCGGTTGTCTTGACCTCAAAGAAAGCGACGACCGCTTGATTGCGGTACAGCAAGCGGTCAATGCGCGACTTCTGCCGGTCCGGGAAGTCAATGCCGATTTTAAGCTGACCAGCTTTGGCCCACCGCGCAAAGACCTCGGCAATGCGCGTTTCATCTTCCTCATGTTCGGCCGTTTTGTAGGTTCGGCGCGGCAACGGTTCGTTGCCGGCCGCCAGTAGCACGCTCATTACACCGACTGACTTACGTTAGGTCCATGATGGTTTGCATGATCTTGCGTCGGGTGCGGCGGTCGAACGGCTCCAATTCCTTCGCGATGACCACCAGGGCGTCGAGTGCAGTGCGCTCCGGCGGCGGCTGTGCAGGCTCCGGCTCCGGCGGAGTGCCGCCGTTCGCCACCACGGAGGCGCGCAACTGTTCGCGTAGTTCGTCGGCATTGCGAGCAACGAAATGCTCCGGTTGTGCCTGCGGCGTTGCCGGCGCTCCGGGCGCCTCATGTGGCCCCGTACCTTTCGGCCGCGCCGCGCGCATCGGCGGCATGGCCGCGCGTTCGGCTTCATCGTTCATAGCTTGGCACTTTCCAGGCGCTTGTCGCGTGCCTTGCGTTTGCGGCCTTCGCCGGCTTGGTTAAGGGCGATGGCGACGGCCTGCTTGCGGTTTGTCACCTTGTCGCCCGATCCGCTTTTCAGGGTGCCGTGTTTGAAGCGGTGCATGTCCTCGCGCACCACCTCGCGCTTGGCCGCCTTGGTCTTTGGTTTTGTTCTCGGCATGGAATAGTTCCTCGTTCGGCCGCAACTGGCGGCGGGTGAAGGCGTCAACGTTTTTCATCCGTCAACTCGCGGCGCGTGCCGTAAATCGCGCGCAATTCGTCGTCGCTCGGCGCGGATTGGACGGACGCACGTTCGTCCAATTCGGAACGCCAATCGCCGTATTTGTTTTTTAGTTCGCCGTAGCTCAGACGGCCGCGGCGGTATGGCGTTTGCCGCTCGGCGCGCTGCGCCTCGACTCGCTGCTGATACTCGGCTTCGCGCCGCAACGTTTCGGACTCACGGTCGCACCATTCGACAAGCTCGGCGGGCGCCGGTAGGAATTTGGCCGCCGCGCATACGCCGCCCAACCGTGCCCCCGGCTTCACGGGAAAATCGGCGCAGCGCAGCGCGACGCGCCGGGGGAATGACAACAGCACCGAGGCGAGCGCGCCTATGTAGCGGTCGCCAGCGCCGCGCCCGCCGTTTGGATAGCGGTCGATGATGGCTCCGGCGGCCTCAGTGGCTTCCGAAATCGTCATCCGCTCCGCTAATACCCGCTGCACGCTCGGCGTCGCGGGCTTGTTGCGCAAGTTCCCTAGCGCGGTCGCCAAGGGTTTGAGTGCGTCCATGGCCGCTTCCGTTTGCTTTGCCCTGGTAGGGCGAGGTGCACCAATTGCGCCACGCGGCCCGCCACCCGCGTTCGCCGCAATACTTCCTGCCGTGCGCTTCCGCGGAGTCGAGGAACCTTTGCGCTTCCGCTTGCGCGCGTTCCATCGGCCAACCGAGTCCGGTCGCATAGCTCAGGTCGGGCATGAACTCCGGCGCCAGTTCCAATGGCATCGACCGCCGCCGTTCGCGCTTGGTCGCTGGCGGTTGCGGTGCGTCACTTGTGACGCTTTGTGACGCTTTGTGACGCTCGCGGTAACGCTCTTGCCGCATGGCGTGCTTGGTCCGCGTCGGGAACGCCGCTAGCTCGATCCGCTCGATAGCGGCAACAAGTTTCTCACCGGTCACGCCGGCCGCCATAAGCTCACGCAGCGCGGCAGTGATCGGAGTCATGGCTCCATAAATCCCTTCCGGCCGCCGTTGGCGACGCGTTGGCGGACATGGCGGTAGGCGTCGTTGACCGACTCCCACGCGTCCGCGGTTGCGTCGTATGGTTTGATCCGCACCACGCGGTAAGGCGCTTGCCAGCCGCCGAACCGGATACGAACGTCGGTTTCCTCTAGCCGGTCGTTGATGTGGCTGACCGTGACCCGCACCCGCTGCAACGCCACGTCATTTGACACGCCGGGATAAATCGCCGCGGCCAAGCGCGCCGGCTGCACACCGACTCCGCCGGTCCGCTCGATCATGTCGAAAATTTCGCATTGCATCCGCGTCAGTCGCACGCCGTGCCGCGTCGTCATCGGCTGACCGCAGTGCGGGCACAGGGTTGAACGGCTGCTCACGAATGCACGCTCCGCACCGTGAGCCGGCACCCGTCCGGCGCCTCGCCCCACTGGATCACAATGCGTTCGGCGTATTGCGGGCTATCGTCAATGATGACGCCTAGCCCACGCAGTAGATCAATCGCCGCCTTGATCGGATTGTCCGGGTCCAGGCCACATTTCGCCCGGTCAAGCGTAATCGTTAGCTCGTAGCGACTCAGGCCGCGCGCCGCTTTGCGCCGCTGACCGTTGGCGACGAGGTGAAAGCCGGCATGCCGCTTCCACTTCACATAGTCACGATGGCCCGGCCAATTGACTTTGCGCGTGCGGTTGACGCTCGGCGGCACCGGTATGTCGAGAACCGTTTCGGTGCTGTTGGCCGGCAGTGCAAACGGACGTTCTGACACGACTCGGTTCCCTCACGCGTTTCACATGAAACTGTTCCGCAAATCACAAGCATGTGACGCAATGCCGGTTCACAAACATTCAATGCGCGGTTTAAATGTCGCTTACCGAACACAGCCCACTAGACAAGGAGATAAATTGGAATGGGCGAAGTCATCGACTTAGCCACCTATGCTGAAACTTCCGCCGACTCCGGCGGGTACAAGTCCGGTCGCAATTCTGACCGTGACACGCCGGAAATGCGTTCGACTTCAAGCACCCGCAAAGGCGGGACCTCGTTCCATTGCGAAACGGCTTGCACCGTGACATCGAGCGCCGCCGCGATCTTAGCCAAGCCGCCGGCCGCCTCGATTGCGCGATGCAAGGACCGTTTGCGGGCGTCTCGGGAAAGCTTCATGCCGCCGAGGTTAAGTACCGCTTTACACACTTGTCAAGGCGATACCCCTTGCGGAACTCAAGCCGGGGTTTATACTACCCTGATGGGAATAGGTGAACGCATACGCCTTGCGCGAAACCAGCTAGGCGACAAGGCCACGCAAAGGTGGCTTGCCGAACAGCTAGACGTTAGCCCACAGGCCATTTGCCAGTGGGAGACTGGCGCCGCGCAACCAAGCCTCGAAAAAATCGCGGCATTGCGCCGCGCTTTACGAGTTAGCTTTGCGTGGCTCCATACCGGCTTTGGCGAGTGTCCTAAGCCGCTGGACGCCTGTGTTTTAGCCGACGACGCGATTGACGGACTCGGCGCTGTACGGCGTCGCCAAGCCCGGCGAAAGGCACCCGCGCCGCGCAAGACTTCGAGCGGCGCGCTCGCCGCGCGTTAAGCACCCGTTGACATAGGGACTCAAGTACCGCTTAATCCTCCCGCTCAAGAACAGCGGGAGAGTTGTCCAATGCGGACCCGCACACCGTTGGGCCTATGGCTCAAAATGACGGCCGCGGAGCGCGCCGTTTACGTTACGGAACACCCGGACCATTACATCGACGCGACCGACCTGACCGGCGCCGCGTTCGCACCCGGCTTTGGCCCCGACGCCGGAGCCGGCGACGATCACCAATTCGATCACGACGCCTATCGCGAGGAACTCGGCATGACCGAGCGCGACTATGCGGATTGGACCCGAGGAAAAACAGCATGACCGACACCAGCACCGCCGAACGCATCGCCACCGAAGCCGAAGCCGACATCGCCAAGGAAGCGCCGGCCCCGCAACTGCCGGCGACGCAAACCCGCCGACCTCGCACGCCGGCCGCACCTCGCGCGCCGGTTTTCTGCGCCAGCATCGGCAAGGCTATCCTTGCCGTGTCGAAAGAGGTTGGCCGGATTCAGAAGGAAGGCAAAAACACGTTTCAGAATTACAGCTATGCCAAGTGGGAGGACATCAACGAAAAGCTTTCGCCGCTACTCGTTCAAAACAATCTTGTGCTGATCCAATCGGAGCAGTCGCGGAGCTTGTTGGAGGAAAACGACAAGGGCAGCGTTCTCGCTATCGTGTACGACATGATTTGGATGAACGCCGACACTGGCGAGCAATGGCCGGCAGTGCCGTGGACCGGCATTGCCCGGCTACGGGATCAAAAAGGCGTCACCGACGACAAGGCGGCGACCAAGTGTGCGACGCAAGCCGAGAAAATGTTTTGCGTTAAGCAGTTCAAAATCATCATCGAGGACATGGACCCGGAAGATCGACACTCGTTGCCGAAGAAAAATTCGCGCGACATTTACGACAAGATGCAAACCGAAATCGACGGCGCGACCAGCATCACCGAACTCGACACGTGGGGCACCAACAACAACGAGCGGCTAAAGACGCTGCCGCGCGATTGGCAAAACATTTTGCGCGAACGGTTCAACGAAAAGCGCCTCGACCTTGAACAGCAAATGAAGGGCTTTGACGACTACACCGAGCACGACGCCGAAACCGGCGAGGTTACGGATGATTGACGAACTGCCGGAGCCGGTATGGACCGGGCGCAAGCGGCGCGATGGGCCGTGGGTCACGGACTCCGAATTGATTGAACGACTCGGCCTGCCCGAAAAGGTTGGCCGGCGGGTCCTGCACGCTTACGACGAAAACCCGCGGCTTGGTTTTCCGCAAAAACAGCCGTTTTTTGGCGGTCGCCGCTACTGGCCGGCGATAGAGGATTACCTTGATAAAAACTACCGTTCCGGGTATTCTCGCTAGGTGCGAACCAATGGAGCAATACTATGAACAGTAGCATACAAGACCCCTGGAAAATTGCTGACGCACATGGCTTGATTTGGCGGCCGAGCAAAAACGGCCGCACCGCGACGTGGCAGTGTCGTAGCGACATCGCGCGCAAAAAGTTCAAGCCGGTCAGTGAGAAGATAATCGAGTGTCGCGAACCGCCGACCGAGGCGGAACGCGACCTGATAAAAGGCCGTTGCAAGTTCAACCAACAGAACATGTTGACGTTCGCCAACGGCGGCCCGCCGGCACAACCGACCGGCGCCGGTAACGGCTTTGACGGCACAATTAAAAGCCTTGTCATTTTGTACGAGGCAAGCCGCGCCTATAAAGACCGCCGTCACTCGACCCGGCGAAACTATGCCGCTCGCAATAAGCAACTTGTTGACGATCACGGCAGCTATCGCGCGGCGGATATTAAGCCGAGCGTGCTGGACGCTTGGCGCGAAACGTGGCTTGTCGAGGTGCGTACCGGCGAGCGCGCCAGCCGTCCCGGCGTAACCGGCGACGCCCTGGTGGGTCACTTGCTGGCGATGGTCAATATTCTGCTTGGCTTTGGTGCAAGCTATCTTGAAGATGACGGCTGCGCGGTTGCGCTGCTGAAACTCAAAAAGATGCCAAAGCAAAAAATCGCGACCGTCGAGGACGATACCAAAATCGGCAACGACGAAAATATTATGACGCCGGCACAGTCTGACGCTATCCGCCGCAAGGCTCACGAAATGGGTCATCCGGTCGTGGCACTGGCGCAAGCGATTCAGTTCCAAACCGGCTTTCGTCAGAAGGACATTATTGGCGAGTGGGTGCCGAAAACCGACCCCGGCGTCAGTGACATTGTTCGCGGCGAACAAAAGTGGATGCGCGGCCTGCGCTGGAATAAGTTTCGCGAGGACGCCGAAAAGCTGATCTTGGATGTGACCACCTCCAAGACCGGCGAGCGGTGGGTGGGCAACGTCCGGCTATCGCACGCGATCACGGCCGAGCTTTCCCGGTTGCCGCAACCGTTGCCGGGTGCCGGCCCGGTTATCGTCAATCCGGCGACCGGCCTGCCGTTTGAGGAAAGCAGTTTCCGCAAACTGTGGCGCCGCATCAAGTTGGCGGCCGGCGTGCCGGATAATGTCAAGAACCGCCACAACCGCCACGGCGCAATCACTGCCGCGATCAACGCCAACGTCGCGACCAAAAAGGTCCAAGCGTTTTCGACCCACGGCAGCGAAAACGTGTTGCACAAGCACTACTGGAAGGGCAGCAACGCCGCGATTGATGAAGTACTCGCCGCCCTGAACAAAACCGAGACGAAATAGGCCAAAACGTTGCAAGAACGCGGATGACTGGCAAATGACTTGCAAGGCGGAAAAGATCAATAAAAACAACGGCAAAATCGCCGTCCTTGTTTCGACATACAACCGAAAAGCCAAGGCTTTTCAATGCTGTTGCCAGTCATCCGCCCGCACCGTTCGGCACTGAACGGTAAGGGAACCAAATGCACTATACACCGACCTCCGCCGAGAAAGCGCACATCAAGAAAGACGGCGACAGGTTCGCTACCGCGCTAGCCTTCGCCACGCTCGCCGTCCGCCAGGATGGCCGCCTAACCGGCCTGGACCGCATCAGGGAGCCGCTAGCCTTCAAGGCGGCACTTCGGGCTACCGGATACGAGCAGGCGCGCTACGTGCCTCCGCCGGTCAAGCCGGGCGGTCTGCCGACCGACATCAACGAAATCGCACAGCTTGTCTTTGACCGGGCCGTCGAGGCGGCCCGCGACCGTCTGAGGGGCGACGCCAGTAAGTAGTAACAAGAAATGGCAGAGCAACGAATCCACCTTGTCAAAGCCGCACTGGATGAAGTCGCGACCGAGCGCGGCAATCAAATCGTGCTTCGCGGCGTACTCGACAAGGCATCCCTGGAGCACCTCAAAGTGGACGAATACCAGCGCGAGGCGTTGCCGTTGTCGGCGCTGACCCGCTTGTGGGAGGCGCTTAAAAACCGTGAGAGCTTGCCCGACATCGAGCTAGGCATGCGCGGCACCGACTTCGACGTGGAAGGCCGCAACGAAAGCGAGTTTTGGCTTAAAGGCGACGTGTACATCATAGACGGCCAGCAGCGCCGCAACGCCGCCCTGCACATCCTCACCATCATGCCCGACCTCGACGTGCGGCTAGGCTGCATGGTGCACTTTGGCACAACGCGCGAGTGGGAGCGTGAGCGGTTCAAAATCCTCAATCTCGACCGCGCCAAAGTGTCGCCCAACGTGCTGTTGCGCAACATGCGGCACCAAAGCGCCGCCGTGCTGACCCTCTACGGCCTGTGTCATAACGACCCGACCTTCGCGCTGTTTGAGCGCGTGTGCTGGCGGCAGGCGAGCCGGGCACAGGACCTGATTACGGCCCGCACCCTGGCCAGCACCGTTGCGGCGCTGCACGCCCACCGCACCGCGGCGTTCCGTAATTCGCTTGGCGAGCTTGTGCCGGCGCTGGACCGGCAGGCCGCCTTTGTCCGGCTCAATCAATGGCGCGAGAACGTCAAATACTTTTTCGACTTCCTCGATGAAGCGTGGGGCGTCCGTGACGTGACGTTCCGCGACTTGGCGCTACAGTGCCGCGCCGGCTTCCTTGTCCAACTGACGTTGCTGCTGTCCGACCATTGCAATTTCTGGCGCGGCGAGCGCGAAACCGTGCTCTATATCGACGCCGATTGGCGCAAGGCTTTCGGCCGCTTCCCGATGCACGATCCGACCGTGATCCAATTGATTCACACTTCCGGCGGGGCCGGCGGTGGCAAACAATCGGTGCTGTATTCGCTGCTTCGCGACCACCTCAATAAAGGCCGGAGCGCCAACCGACTTGTGAACCGCCGCGAGAAGCTAGCCGAGGAAGGGCCGCGGCGCTTTGCCGAGGAAGCACCCGCCGAGGATGATTTTGAGGACGTGGAATACCCCGGCAACGGCCGGAGCTAACAAGTCCCCGGCCGTGTCGGCTTTCCGACATTGGCCGGGAACCTGAATTCCCGTTTGAATTGCGGCGGTAGGGTCTGTTAAGCTTCTCTTGAGAATATACATCCCGGCCAAGAGAGGTAGCCATGGCGAAGCTTTTTGAAATCAAACTCAAAGTCGCGGACGACGACGTAATCTCGGCTTTGCGGGTCCTGCATCGCATGCCGTGGGTAAAAGACCTCGACGCCGATTTTCGCCAACTGCTTCCCAACGGGCAGGGCAACCGCACGAAACGCAATAAGCCGGAACAGCTTTTGCTGCCGCCGCCGGCCCGCAGAGAAAAAAAGAAAACTGCGCACGGCGGCATGACCGGCTTCAAGCTCATGGCGCGCCTCATTGGAAATTCCGACAAGCACCTTACGACAGCGGACCTCGTTGCCGCCTTTGTTGCCGATGGCCGTTCCGGCAAGTCCATTGCTTCTACTATTCACCGCATGAAAAACGAGGGGCTTGTAACGCTCGTTGAGGGTAAGGGCTACTACCGCACCAAAAAGCTTCTCGACCGTATGCGCAATTCAACATTTGCAACCCCAACAACGGAGTAACCCATGCGACGCGTCTCATTCTATCGTAACTATCACTTCACCGAGCAGGACCCGTTAGTCCCGGCGCTTAGAACCATCCTTCGCGACGAACACCTAAAAAGTTCACAGGCCCATGAGGTAACGGGACTCGCAACTCAAACCATAGACAATTGGATTAACGGCAAAACGCGAAGGCCGCAGAATGCGTCGTCAACAAACTTCGCCGCTGCGCTTGGTTATGCCCGGCGCGACGAACTGTTACCGGACGGTACTGTAATTCCTGGCTACAAAAAAGTCCGTGACCTCGATTGGAAAGAGGAAGCCGAGAAGCAAGCCGATTGGATATTGAAAACCGCCGACCGCCGCGCGGCGCAGAAGGAAGCCGAGAAAAAGAAAAAGCAGACGAACGGACACAAAACATGACCCGCGACCTCACCCTGATAGTCGCGTTGTGGATCATACTGTTTGCCGCGATCATCGAGCTTGGTTGGTTCCCGGCAATCTACGGCAGCGGATGGTGGTGACATGATTTTCGAACTCTGGCGCTTCCTGCGGGTGCGCAAAAAATTCTGGCTACTGCCGATCATCCTCGTTTTGTTGCTGTTCGCCCCGCTTTTGATCTTCGGGGGCGGACCCGCGCGATGGGTCGATTATTTCTATCCGCTTGGATTCAACGATCAAGAATTTGGCGGGCACCTCGCAAAAAAGTAGGTTGTGTACAACCGCGTGATTCATCGTTTTCGATTTTTGTTTGTTTGTTGAATCAGTGGCTGACTTGGCGACTCAACCGCGTTTGGAGGGGTCGCCATTTTTTGCGTGGTAGACTCTTGCCACGGTCCAATGCCGGACCGGAGCAAAGGAAGTTGCCATGCAAGACAGGACCAGCAAACAGCTTGAGCGCAAGCAAGTCGAGCTATTCCAAATCGCCGCCGCCCTGGACAGGTGGCACGCCAAGTTAAGCCGCGCCGTCACAGCAATCGACAAGCTACGGGCGCGGCGCAAGACGCTACTCAAACCGCGCAAGCTGACCCGTGAGGAAGGGGCAAAAATCAAGCTGACCGGTAAGGAGTGGCACAAGATCAGAGATCAAAACTTTGGCGACACGCTTGCCGATATTTAATTAAGCGCCTTTAGTTCCTCATCCTGAATGATCTTCAACAAGTCCGGCAGACGATCAAGAGCGCGCTTGCGTAGCTCTTGGTCGTTGACCCGGCCAACGAGGGTAAGCACCGTTTGCGAGGCCGCGCTTTTGGCGCGCATGATGCCGGCAAACGATGGATCGTTACCGGACCGCGGCAGGGGCCGGCGCAAAATCTCGTTGCACCAATCAAGCGATAGCTCCGCGCCCTCGATTAGCTTTCCCGCGAGTAAGCCATTTTCTCCGCGTAGCCATGTGTCTGAATCTTCGGTAGCTGTTTCGCTAGCCGCTTGCCGATGTCGGTCCGGTACATTGGCGAGTTCGGTATCGTCAGTTTTTCCAGGCGCCGGTAGCAAGTTAGAGCCGCGTCCTTTACGTTGTCCGAAACCGCCGTCATCACGCCCACGTAATCCCCCGCCGTCACCGGCATAGGCACCTTGGCGTGCGTCCCGGCCCGGACTACCGGCACGTCGTCGCCCATCTTCATTTCGCCCGGATGCCAGTGCTTCCACAGTGCCGGCGTCAGGCCGTACAGCGGAATCCCCACCACCTCCCGGCGCGTCAGGTGGGAATACGGATAGTCCGGTATCGACAGGACCACGCCGACCGCTATCCGGTCCATGATCCAATTCCTCCGGTCCATCCCCTTCGCTAAGTCTGCGAGGCATTCGGCTAGGCTCCCTTCATACAATGGCTGCTGAATGTTGAACGTCGGCCAGCCGGGACGCATGGTAAATTCGAGCGGCCAGGGCGTACCGTTGTCGTCAATGATGCAATTTACATCAATATAGCCGCAATAGCTCATGTCGTGCAGCGTGTCGGCCAGCGGCGCCAGGACCTTGCGGGCGAGCTTCGATGCCTTGACCACGCGCAACACCGTACCCTGTTCGCCGGTCGCCACGCCGAGGTCGCCATTCATCAGCTTCTTAAATTCAAAGTTCTCACACCATCCGCCATTGAAGCCGGCCGGACCGAACCAGCCGCCGACTGCCATTTCCGTTCCGGGGACAAACTCTTGCAAGATAAACGAGGTTTTCAGCTTGCCGAGCTTTTGCCAGCGTTGCAGCATATACACCATGTCGGACGGCGACTTGCTGACGTAGCTTAGGGCCTTGTCCTCGACGTTGCCGGATGGTTTCGACACAAAGCGTTGGTCGTGCTTTTTGACGTAGGCGATGGCCGAGTCGTAGTCGGAAAATTCCTTGCCCGGTATCGTATCAATGCCGTGCTTCTTAAACACCTCCTGCCCGACTTTGCGGTCTAGCTCCCACGCCGCGGCTTCCTGTGACGGCGCGATCACCGCCGCGGTAGGGTTATCCTTACGGAACGCATCGAGGTCGCGAAGGTAATAGGTGTTGTCGCCGCAAAAGATGCAATCCGACCATAGCAACCATTTCTGATATTCCGGCACGATGTCGATTAGGCCGCGGCCGACATGCTCCGTCTTAGGCGTTTGCCGAATGAACCATTTTACCTCGTGGCCGACGGCCTGTTCCCGCAAGCAGAAATCCAACGCGTTGCCTTGCACGTCGATAACAAGCAATCTCACTGTTGCGGCCCACCATAGGGCGGCGGCCCCGATGCCAGCGGTTCGGCGCCGACCGCAAGGTAAGGCGCCGCGCGGCCAAGCGTCGATTGACCGAGCGCCGGATTGCGCAGGACCGAGTTAAGGGCGGCAAGACCGGCGCGGGTGTACGGCAGGCCCGCGGCCGTCAGGCCGGCACCGGCCGCCAACACAGTAGCGGGAGAGACGGCGCCGGCTTCGACCGCGGCGCCGCCGGCCGCGGCGCTACCGGCAAGCTTGGCGCCCTCGATGGTCAGGTAGCGTTCCGTCGTACCGGAGTCGGGCAAGGTGTGCGGCAGGACCTTTTGCGCCGCCTCGGCGTATGTCTGCATCAAGGCATCGCCCTTGGCAAAAGCGGAATGGCGAATTGTCTTGTCCTGATTTTTGACGGCGTTCAGCAAATCAACCGCCGTGAAGCGGCCGAGCTTGGCAACGCTCCGGTTCGACGCATCCTGCAATCGGGTAAGCATCGCCCAACCAAGATCAATATTCCGTAGCTGGTCCGCCTCGTTCGGGTTTTGCCGGATCAACGCGTCACGCAATGCGGCGCGCACGTCGTCCAAAAACCAACCGAGTCGCTGTTGGTCAACGTCACTTGACTGGCGATATTTGTTAGCGAGGTCGCGAAGCGCCCGCTCGCCTTCTTTGAAGGTTTCGCCATTGACCGGGCGCGGCCCGACCATCTGCGGACCCATCTGCCCGCCGGCCGGATTTTGCGACGGTAGCTGCGGACCTACCCCGCCGGCTGGCGGTAGCTGCGGACCTAGATTGTGGCCCATGCCGGGCGGCGGCATCGGCCCGCCGGGCGGCTGATAGCCGGTCGCCGGGATCGGACCATGCGCCGTCTGCGGCTGGTCAAAGTATCGGCCCAACCGGTTTTGCAAAATGTTCTCAAATTGCTCGCGTATCGGAGTCGGTAGCTCCCGCGCGTTGTCGCGGATAACGTGAAGCTTATTCTGAAATTCATCATCCAGCTTGACTTGAACGCGAGGCAACAATTGATCGTAAGCGTCGCTAAGTTGGCTTTCGACAGCACCGACTGCGGCGCGACCTTCGACGCCTTTCGGCAAGGCACCGCCGATTGGAGCCAGCGCCTGATTAGCGATAGAGCGGTTGAACGCGCCAACGCCGCGGCCTTCGGCGCCGCGGATGAAGTTGCCGAGGATTGGCAGGCTAGAGGCGGCTTCCTCGATCCGCCGGAACGGGCCGCCCATTATCTGACCGGGCGTAAGGTTCACGCCGGACTGAATCATGGTGCGGGCCTCTGGCGTGAGCCGTTTAGCCATGGTCCCGGCAAGGCCGCCGCCAAAGGCAAAACCAAAGGCGCCACCAAAGAGAGTATCGAGACTCTTTTGCGTCCAGTAATCGCCACCGCTGGCAACCGGTTCTGTTAAGCCGGATATGGCGCCGCCACCAACCGCGCCGGCCGGACCGAGCGCGCCGGTCGCCAGCGCCAGCGGCGCTTGTATGGCCGCGCGGCCGACTTGGCGAGAAATGCCGCCGCCACCTCTGGCGCGAATATCCGCCTCGCGCGCCTGGACTTGCGTATCGACCTTGTGCGCTTCCTCCGGCGACTCCATGAGGTGCGAGTAAAGCTGATGGCCGCCGACCGCCGGGTCCGTCATGCCGGTAACGAACGCCTCCGGTACGGTCAGGTCCGCGTCGGGCTTGATCTTGCCGGGATTGGTTTGCGCCTGCTTTGCAGCGTATTGCAAAATTTGATCGTTCGGTGTGCCCTTCGGCGCCGTGACATACAAGCGAACGCCATCCGGGCTTGTCACCGGATAGCGTTGCATGCCTTCGGGTACATCGTCGCCATTAGCCATTAGTGACCAATTCTCCAACCCGACGTGTCAATAGGCTCCGCCGCGCCGCTAGGCGGTGCCGCACTGCGGCCCATCGGCGGCACGACGTTTGGCGAATAGGGATTGCCGGCGCCCGGCACCAAGCCCGGCGCTACGGCGTTCATGCCGGCGACGCGGAAGCCGATAATTTTTCTAATCTCCTGCAACGCGGCTAGCTGCGCCTGCATGCCGCGCGCCGAGTTGATCTGCTCATAGGCCGCCTTCCACGACGAGTCGGTAGGCGCATAGCCGCCGTTCTCCACTTGCGCCAGTTCGCCCATGATGCCGCCAAAGGCCGTGTCGTAGCGCGCGACCAGCGGATTACCCTTCTGCCGTTCCTTCGCCAAGTCCAGTTGATTGAGCGCCAACAGGCCGCCCATTCCACGCTCGCGCGACAGGCTATCCAACTCCGCCAGGAACGGCGAAATGCTGTATTCGAGTTGCCGGAACCGCAATTGCTGCGGCCCAACCATCTGCAACGCAAGTCGCTGCTGCTGTTGCCACTGCTGGATTGCCGTTGACCAATTAAAATCCGGGTGCCGACGCGTCATCGCCGCGTTGAACGCTTGCGCGTCTTTTTGCGGGATGCCGATGCCGCCGAAACCGCCGACAATTGGCGGGCGCATGCCGCTGTAAACATCGTCCGCCATCTTATCAACGCGGTTGAGTCCTTGCGTAGCCGACTGGATAACGTTGCCGTTTTCGTCGGTCGTAAGCTCCGGTAAGCCGGCTTGCGCCCGCGTCGCATTGGCCTTTTGCAGATTAAGCTGAAAATTGGTGCCGGCGATTTTCTCGCGGCTTGTAATCTGCATGGCGGTGCGCTCCATGCGTCCGCCTTCAAGGTATTCCTCTAGTCGCTGTTTAGCGTCCTCCCTCTGTTGCTCAATCTCTCGACGGGCGCGGTCACTGAGATTAGCGCGCCAATTGGCGCCGGCTTGCGCCGCGCGAGAAATCTCAATCCGCGTCTCCGCGCTAAGGTGGGCGATGTCCTGCTTGATTTGCTGCGCCTTGTCGGCGCGAAGCTGGCGGTCCGCAATCTGCTCTTTGAGTCGGTCATCCGCGGCGGCAAGGGCCTTGTCCTGCCGCTCGCCGGTCGCGGCGATGCCAAAGCGCCGCGTCGCATCCATAATCTTTGTTCGCGTCAAGTCGGCCGCGATCTTGTCACCGAACAACTCGCGCTTAGTCGCGTCACTCATTTGTGCCAGCGCCCGCCGAGCCTCGATGGACATGTTAAGCGCCGTCAGGCGGTTTTCGTCCTTTAAGTCCTGCAATTCGACTTTGACGGCGTTGTTGACCCTGTTCCATTCGTTTTTCGCCGTGATGCTCATATCCGCAACTTTGATCCGCGTTTCGTCGTGGCCTGCGGCAATGCGCTCCCGCGACGCGCGATCTTCCGCCCGCCCGCCGAGATTGGCTTGCGCAATGAGCAATTGATTTTCGGTGCGCTGTAGCTGGTTCTCCGTTTGCAGCCCTTTGATGTAGTTGCTCTGCTCTTTCCATTGCTCCTGCGATTGCTGATTCATCAGCGGCAACCACGCATCGACCGCATAGGCCAGCACCGCCGGCTTGATGCCAGGGTTGGCTTGTAGGGTCTTTTGCATGATGGTGCGCCAATCGAGGCCCGGCCCGCCCTGCGGCTGCATCTGCGGCGGCTGAACCGGTTGCTGCACTCGTTGCGTTGGCACCGGCTGCGGCCCGCCCTGTGCGCCCGGTTGCGGCGGGCCGGCGGGGCCGGCACCACTCGGACCAGCGCCGGCCCCGCCGGCCATCGGAGGCGGCGGCTGCTGTTGCGGCGGCAGGATGAAGCGTTGCAACGCGACGGGATTCGGCGGCGGGCTACCGGCGCCCGGCATGCTACCGGGCGGGCCGCCGCCAGGAACGGGCGGAAAGTTGGTGTTGCCAAACATCGGCGGACCGGCGCCGCCGAGTTGCGGCATCGGGCCGTTGCTGGCGAGTTGGCCCGGCTGCGGCCCCGGCGGAGGTGTCGGCTGAAACGTCGTCGGGTCGCCGGGCATTGGCGGCTGTTGCGGACCGCCACCTACGGCACTCGCCGGCATTGGCAGCGGGCCGCCCGGAGCGCCCGGTTGCATGCCCGGCTGGACCTGAAACGGCTGCTGTTGACCGAGCGCGGGCAACCCACCGATAGGGCCAAGCGCCGACAGAATATCGGGCATGGCGTTGCCGCGGGCAATCTGCGCCTCGTTCATAAGCCGCTTGTGTTCGATGTCGGCGTAGGCGTCCTCTGCCGCGAGGTACGGTCCATAGAAGCCGCCGACACCAAGCCCGGTAAGGTCCCCCGCCATCGGCTAGTACCCCGGACCATACGAGGGGAAGCCGCCGGAGAATTGCGCGGGCGCGTAGTTGAAACCCGGATTTACGGCGTTCGGCAAAGTAGCTCCGCCGGTCCCCGGCATTTTGCTAAACGCGTTGCCGAGGCCGGAGAGTCCTTGACCAATCTGCCCTTGATACATGTTTTGAATCTGCGCTTGTAGCTGCGCATTCTGATTGGCGACTTGGTTCGCTTGATTGCCGGCCTGGATGTATTGCAGATAGTCGGCAATCTGTTGCTGCGGCAGTTGCGACGCGCCCATGCCGAACTGACCGAGGCCGGTAAGCGCGCCCATCTGCCCGGTGCCGATGGTGTTGTAAGTGTTATAGGGCATCATCGACCCGGCGAGGTACTGCGTCGGCGCGGCGGCCTGCATGTTGACGCCCTGACCGATCAAGCCGCCTCCGGTTTGCAGCGCACCGCCGGCACCCTGCAACGCTTGCAGTTGGCGCTGCAATTGCTGGTTCTGCCAGTTC